TGGTGGGGGTGGGCGGGGGCGAGAGGGGGAAGAAGAGGAAGATGAGGTGCGAGAAATGATTGAGCGCAGAAACCACGAGGGCTACGCCGACCCGACGGCGCACGCAGCTCTCACCAAGGTGTTCCGACAGAATCTGTTCACCTACATCTGCTCTCCCTATCGGGACAATCCGCGCGTCAACGTCATTCGGGCGCGGCAATACTGCAAGTTCTCGGTGAGCAAAGGGCGTATTCCCCTTGCGCCGCACTTGTATTTTCCTCAGTTTCTGTCAGAGATCGACGAGCGCGGGAAGGCACTGTCCATGAACTTCGAGCTTATGAGGCTGTGCGGCGAGATCTGGGTGTTCGGCGACCGAATCACCGAGGGCATGGCAGCGGAGATTGCCCATGCCGGGAGACTGCGGAAGAACATCCGTTATTTCACAACAAAATGCGAGGAGGTGCTGTGAATGGGTGACCAAGCATACGAAAAATACATCCATAGCAAGGCGTGGCGGAGCAAAGCCGACAGCCGCTTGGATTTGGACAATCATATCTGCCAGGTCTGCGGCAATGCCGCCACCGATGTTCATCATCTGACCTATGACCGTTTTGGGCATGAGAAGATGGAGGACTTGGTGAGCCTGTGCCGCAAGTGCCACCAAAAAGCCGAGAACATCTACGACCCTGCGGTCATCCCGTGGGCGATGGAACAAAGCAAGCCGGAAGGCAACAATTTCATGGCAGCCATGCGTACTGATGCGGCGGCGATTGCTCCCATTGTGTTCGACTGGCTCAAGGGCACGAACTTTGACGAGCTCATGCGTCTGCGCCAGCCGCAGGATGGCAGGAAATACTGGAGTGGCCTCAAAAAAGCGGTGGACGCTCTTTGCCGCAAACGCTACTCCATTAACTGCGTGGAGGACAGGACGGATATGATGCTGACCGCCATAACCAACCGTGTAGCCACCATCTGCCTGCGGCAGATCGAGCATGATGTCAGAAACAACATCCAAGCCAACCTCCATGCAATCGTCATGGTGGAATACGCCATTTGGGAAAAATGGAAGGATGTGGCGGCTCACCTTGGTATTACAAGCGGGACGCTGCAGACCCTCCGTAAAGACAACGGCGAGAGCTTCGGCCCCTCCCTCCGTGAAGCCGTGCTTTACTACTGCGGCTTGGATGCGGTGGCGGGGATTCGCCCCCTTGCTGGGTTTCGGTGCCTGACGGCAGAGGATTATGAGCGGCTTAACGCCATGGCCGACTACATGAGGGATGGTTGCCAATGCTAAAGATTGCTTATGGGAAAAGCTGTGATGCCAAGGCATGGAATAACAGCACAATCGAATGGTCTGCCTTATGTTCTAGACTGGAAACCACCGTCAGAACCAAGGAGACGGTTGCCGAGTATCAGTCCATGACCAAGGCAGAACGTACAGCCACCAAAGATAAGGGCGGATTTGTGGGCGGATTCCTGAAAGACGGGCGGCGACGCAAGGAAAATGTGACCTGCCGCTCCATGCTCACGATGGATGCCGATCTCGCCGAGCCGGGGTTCATCGACCTCTTTGTCCATGAATGGCATCATGCCGCCGTTCTCTACACAACGCACAGCCATACCCCCGAAATGCCGAGGGTGCGTATTATCGCTCCGTTTGCGGAGGAAATCACGCCGGATGCTTATGTGGCGGTAGCGAGACACTTCGCCGCCCATTGGGGCATTGAAATGTTTGACGAATGCTCCTACAGGGTCAATCAGTTGATGTACTGGCCGACCACATCCGCAGATGGGGAGTATATCTGCAAAGTGCTGGACGGCAAGTTTTTTGATGCCATGAAGTTTCTTGAGGGGTTTCCCAACTGGCAGGATTATTCCACACTCCCCATCTCAAGCCGTGAGCGAAAACTGCGGGTGAATGAAGGAAAGAAGCAGGAAGACCCTCTGACCAAGAAAGGAATTGTGGGAGCATTTTGCCGGATTTATCCCATCGAGAATGTCATCAGCAAATTCCTCTCCGATGTCTATGCTCCCTCCGTGGTGGAGGGGCGGTATGACTATATTCCCGGCGAAGGCTCCTGCGGCGTGGTGGTCTACGATGGCAAATTTGTCTACAGCCACCATGCCACAGACATGGCAGGAGGGAAACTCCTGAACTCCTTTGACTTGGTGAAATGGCATCGTTATGGGAATCTGGACGAGCGGAACGCTTTTCTCAAAATGCAGGAATTTGCCATGCAGGATGTGTCCGTCAGGGAACTCTTCCAACAGGAGCAAGCAGAACAAGCAAAAAAGGACTTTGAGACGGCGGACTCAAGCTGGGAAGAACCTCTCCCCTTCGGCAGACACACCGTTATGCCCTTTCCCATCGACACGCTCCCTGCCGAAATACGAAACTATGTAGCCGCCATCTCCGAGAGCATACAGACACCCGTGGATATGGCAGGGTGCGCCGCGCTCAGCGTTATCGCCACCAGCATCCAAGGGAAATACAAGATACAGGGAAAACGGGACTGGACGGAGCCGCTCAACATCTACCTTACGGAGATTGCTCCACCGTCCGAGAGAAAATCCGCTGTGCAACACGCCATGGTAAAGCCCGTCAGCGACTACGAGAACCAATACAATCATATCCATGCTGCCGAAGTGGAAACCAGTCGGATGCATAAACGCATCTTGGAACGCCGCCAAAAGACCGTGGAAGACCAGGTGTCCAAGGGAAAAGCCACTAAAGACGATGTGGAAGAAATCGCACGGGAACTCACGGAGTACGAGGTAAAAAAGCCCCTCCGCTTGTTCGCCGATGATATTACCCCGGAGAAACTGGCTTCGGTGCTGTCGGAGAACAAGGGCAGAATGGCACTTCTCTCCAGTGAGGCGGGAATCTTTGATACCCTCGCCGGGGCATATTCCAAATCCGTCAATATTGATGTCATGTTAAAAAGCTATTCCGGCGACCAAATCCGGGTAGACCGAATCGGCAGGGAAAGTGAGAACATCCTGCATCCTACACTGACGGTGCTTTTAATGGCGCAACCCAATGTCATCTCCAAGGTTCTCTCCAACGAAACCTTCCGTGGGCGAGGTCTTACAGCCAGATTTCTTTACTCCATGCCCGCCTCTGCCGTGGGAACAAGGCGGTATCGCAGTAAGCCAGTGCCGGAGGAAGTCTATAAGGCTTATGAGCAGCGTATCTTCAATCTGCTGAAGGATGAGTATCGGCAGGAAATCATCACCCTGTCAGCCGAGGCAGACAGTCTTATGGAGGAGTTCTCTCAAGAGTTAGAGCCGAAACTCGTGAAGGAGTATGCGGAAATTGCCGACTGGTGCGGCAAGCTGGCGGGGAATGTCCTGCGGATAGCGGGACTCCTGTGCAGGGCAAATGTTCATCGGAGCGAGGAATTCTTGGACGAGCCGGAGCCTTTGGTGATGGACGGCGAGACCATGGAAAATGCTATCAAGCTAGGCAAGTATTTCCTAAACCACGCACAGGCCATCTTCAATGTCCTGCCGGAGAACGCCATGTTCCATAACGCCAACCGTATCCTCAAAATGATAACGGAGAAGGGGCTGACCGAGTTCAACCGTCGGACGGCTATGCGGTTCTGTCAGACATTCAAGCGCGTCGAGGATATACAGCCCGTGCTGGACTTTCTTGAGGACTACGGCTATATCATCTCGGTTTCCACTCCGCCGAGCGGAGGCAAGGGCAGACCGCCCATGCCGAAGTATCTCGTCAACCCACGGCTGAAAGAATATTATCGTCAGTCTGTCATACCTACTGTCATTACCTCAGATTGACAAAAATAAATGCCGTGAAGCCTTGTGTATCAAGGGATTAGAAGGAAAAAACATTTTCATCATTTTTGTCAAGAAACACAGAAAAAAGAAAAAAGATATTTATTATTATACTCTATTTCAGTACATAAATAGAAATTTTCCCAACCCCGCAGACAAAAATGAATTTAATGACTCAAAACTGAAATCCCTTGATACACAAGGCTTCACGCCTACAAACGGAATGTCATAGCGAAAAATTCTTGGAATGACACCAAGACAAAAATGGAGGAATAGATATGGGAACGACCATGCTTCAAGAAGCTGATTGTATTTTACAGGCACTGTACGAAAAAACATCACCAAGTTTAACCGCAGGACGCAATGCGGTGTTGCCGTCAGTTCAAGTGAGTAGGAGAGATTCAGCCCGTGCTGGATTTCCTTGAAGTCAACGGGGACATCATCTCCGTAAAGGCCGAGCCGCAATACGAGAAAGGAAGACCGCCCATGCATAAATATATCCTTAATCCTCTAATTGGAATGCGTGAGAAAACCATCGAAAAGGAACTTGTAGCACAAGTCAAAGCGATGGGAGGCATCGCACCCAAGTTCACCTCGCCGGGATTCGATGGAATGCCCGACCGACTGGTGCTTCTGCCTAGAGGCAAGATGGCCTTCGTGGAACTCAAAGCGCCGGGGAAGAAGCCGAGAGCCTTGCAGCTCGCCCGTCACAGGCTACTCCGACGACTTGGATTCAGGGTGTATGTGATTGACGGCATCGAGCAGATTGACAGCGTATTGGAGGAAATCGACCATGAATGAACTTACGGTATTGGAACACAACAGCATCCGTGTCATGACCACGGATCAGCTTGCCGAGGCGTATGGATGCAGGGCAATTCATATCCAGCAGAATTTTAAGAACAACAGGGAGCGATTCGTTGAGGGGAAGCATTACTTCAAACTTGAAGGTGCTGATCTCAAGGCTTTCAAGGACTCACTCGAAAATATCGAGTCAGTTGTCGGGAGTCGCGCACCGTCTCTGATTCTTTGGACGAAACAAGGGGCGGCGCGTCACAGCAAAATGCTCGGAACTGAGCGGGCGTGGGATGTTTTCGATGAGCTGGAAGAAAGCTACTTCAACCCTATGAGGAACATTACACCCGAGGAATTCCTGCTGTACAGCGCACAGCGAATGGTGGAACAGGCGAAGGAAATCAAGGCGGCAAATGCCCGGATTGACAAGGTGGACGAGCGGCTTCTTGAGGTCGAGTCCAAGCAGATGACCATCGATGAGCATCACTACACCATCATCGGCTATGCCAATCTCAGGGGAGTTCGTGGCGTGAGTCGCGATGCTGCAGCAAGGCTTGGACGCAGAGCGTCGGCGATGTCCAGAAAGCAGGGTTACCACATCGGCAAGGAGTACGATGCAAAATATGGCTTGGTGAACACCTATCATGTGGATGTACTGCAGGAAGTTTTCAGGAGGTGATGCCCTATGAAGTTCATACCGCATGATTACCAGCAGTACGCCATCGACTTTATTGAAAGCCATAAAACTGCCGCCGTACTCCTGGATATGGGACTTGGGAAAACGGTGATTACCCTCACAGCTCTCAACGACCTGCTCTTCGACTGCTTTGAGATTTCCCATGTCCTCGTTATCGCGCCGCTCCGTGTGGCACGAAACACATGGCCACAGGAGATCGGTAAGTGGGAACATTTGAAACATATCCGTTATTCCGTTGCAGTCGGAATGGAGAAAGAGCGTCGGGATGCGCTTCGCAAGCAAGCCTCCCTCTACATCATCAACCGCGAGAATGTTCCGTGGCTCGTGGAGAAAACCGACTTCACCTACGATGCTATCGTGATTGACGAACTCTCCTCGTTCAAGAATTGGAGCAGCAAGCGATTCAAGGCACTCATGAAGGTTCGTCCCTTGGCAAAGAGAGTCATCGGACTGACGGGAACGCCATCCGGCAACGGCTTGATGGATCTGTTCGCAGAGTTCAAGGTACTCGACATGGGACAGCGTTTGGGGAGATTCATCACGAAGTATCGGCAAGATTACTTCGTGCCGGACAAGCGCAACGGGCAGGTGGTGTTCTCCTATGCACCGTTGCCCGGAGCCGAGGAGCGGATTTACGAGAAAATCTCCGACATCACCATCTCCATGAAAGCCGCAGACCATCTGAGGATGCCAGAGCTGATCGAGAGCGAATACAGCGTCCGCATGAATGAGGCTGAGAAGAAGATATACACCGAAATGTGCGAGCAGCTTGTCCTCCAACTGAAAGGCGATGAGGTGACGGCGGCAAACTCAGGCGTCCTGTCGGGTAAGCTCTCGCAGATGTCGAATGGTGCGGTTTACACTGACGATGGAGCTACGCTGCATATACATGACCGCAAGCTCGATGCCTTGGAGGACATCATCGAGAGCATGAACGGCAAACCGCTCCTCGTGGCGTATTGGTTCCGACATGATGCGGAGCGCATCGAAAAGCGTCTGCCATGTGTTCGACTGGATACGGATGATGCAATCGCCCGATGGAATCGCGGAGAAATCCCCGTTGCGCTCATCCATCCTGCGAGTGCGGGACATGGACTCAATCTTCAGAGCGGCGGCTCGACCCTTGTGTGGTTCGGTATCACATGGAGCTTGGAACTCTATCAGCAGACCGTCGCACGGCTCTATCGGCAGGGACAGAGCGCAAACACCGTGGTGGTGCAGCACATCATCGCCGAGGGCACGATTGACGAGAGAATCCTCCGTGCCTTGAAACGGAAGGACAAGACACAGGCGGCACTGATTGAAGCCGTCAAAGCGGAGGTAACATCATGAACTATGAGATTCTTGCAAACGCCATCGTCGAACAGGCGGCAAAGGATTATCGGTGGGCACGAGCAGTTCTTGCTAAAGATGCGAAGAATGCAGACGCGATTGATATGCGTGCTGATACGGAGCAGTTCTTCCATTCCGCATGGTTCGCGCTGCTGACCAGTCTGGATGGGGAATGGCTGCTTCAGAAGTTGGAGGGGGAATTTGCATGACGGCAAAAGAGTATCTGAGTCAGGCATACCGTATTGACCAACGGGTCAACAGCAAGCTCCGCCAAGTGAACTCCCTGCGTGATCTTGCTACCAGAGCCACGTCCACAATGGGAACGGAGCCTGTCAGTGGCACGAGAAATGTTCATCGCTTGGTGGATACCATCGACAAGATTGTCGACTTGGAAAATGAGATTAACGATGACATCGACCATTTGGTAGATTTGAAACGTGAGGTTATGGCGACCATCAGCAAGGTGCAGGATACCAACGCACTCATGCTGTTGGAGCTTCGGTATCTCAGCTTTATGTCGTGGGATGAGATTGCGGGCGAGATGCACTATACTTCCCGGTGGGTGCATATTCTCCATTCCAAAGCTCTCGCAGCCGTGGATAAGATTCTTGCAGGAAAATGAAATCACATAAAAGACTTCACTATAATTCTCTTGAGTTCCGGTGTTGACATGGTAAAATGGTGTTATGAAAAGTATGCTTAAAGGCACGACCTCCAATGGGAGCAATCCCAGCGGAGGTTTTTTCATGCGGAAATGGAGGTGAAGCGATGCCGAGAAGGCCGAAGCGCCCCTGCCGCATGACGGGCTGTCCGAACCTTACGGACAGGAAGAGCTGCTACTGCGACGTTCACGAGAAAACGATGCAGAGGCATTATGACCGCTTCACTCGCGGCTACGATCAGCACAAGAGGTACGGCAGCGCGTGGCGTGGAATTCGCGACCGTCATTTGGCGGCGCATCCACTTTGCGAGTGCTGCAAGGAGCAGGGAAGATATGTCCTTGCGACGCTTGTGCATCACGTTCGTCCAATCTCGGACGGTGGCACGCATGACGAGAGCAATTTGATGTCGCTCTGCGCATCGTGCCATGAGCGGATTCACCAAAGAAAAAAGCCGTCCTAAATGAACAGCTTATTCATCGAATATATCTGCATGAGTTCCGGTTTCGACAAGAGTTAAGGTCAGAATGTCATTTTCCACGAGGTATACGAGCAACCAATTCGGTTGAATATGGCACTCGCGAAAGCCCGCCCAATTCCCATGGAGTTCATGGTCACGGTACTTGGCATCGAGTTTGCGCCCTTTCCTTAACTCATCGACAACATCATCCAGCAGCTTGAGGTTCAAGCCGCGTTTCTTGGCACGCTTGTAACTTTTCTTATAAGCGGTGGTGAACTTGATGTGATAGGTCATTCTTCCAATGCCCTCTTCAAGTCGTCCATGTTGTCATAGCTAGGGACGTTTGGATCGCGAGAGATTCTTCTTGCTTCTTCCATAGCGGTCAAGGTGCTTTGCTTATAACGGGGCATTTCGATAGAAAATGGGATACCGCCGCGAAGGACACACTGATGAAGAAACATATTAACGGCACCGGACATATCCAGACCTAGCCCGGAGAACAACGCACCGGCCTGTTCTTTTATGTTTCGGTCAATTCTTATTTGAGTAGGGACAGTTGACATAATGAGCACGCTCCTTTCTTTTAGAAACAGTATAGCTTGTTTGGTTTACGATGTAAAGCAAAACATATACTCGTGACTAGGGAGGGGGCGGTCAAATCTCTAAAACCGCGCCAATCCTTGACCGGGGAGGGGGCGTACAGAAAAATTCGCATAACTTTTAGACCAGTTAGAGAGATAAGTTTTGTCTGCGTGATTTTCGGTGGGAAGCCACGCACAGCGGGGGCGATGGGCATTTGCAATGCTCGATAAAACAGTCCAAATGCTGAAACTTATGCTCAAAAAAGTTTTGAAAAGTTTTAAGGGGGGAAACGTATGGGGCTTAGAGGACCGCAGCCCGGCACGGGAGGAAGACCAAGAAAATCCTTGGCGGAAAAAGTGACCGAGGGCAATCCCGGCAAGCGCAAACTGAAGGTCTTGGACTTTGAGCAGATCGCCACAGAGCCTGAAGGAGTGGATATGCCGCCTCCCAAGGAGTTTTTATCGGCTGTTCAGCGTGATGGCTCAACGCTTTCGGCGCGTGAACTCTACGAAGAAGCGTGGGCGTGGCTCAAGCGGCGCGGATGTGCGGAACTGGTATCTCCTGCGCTGTTGGAGCGATATGCCGTGAGTGCGGCACGTTGGATTCACTGTGAGGAGGCGGTCAGCAAATATGGCTATCTGGGCAAGCATCCGATCAGTTCTCAGCCCATACAGTCGCCTTATGTCGCCATGAGCCAGAACTACATGAAACAGACCAATCGCCTGTGGAACGAGATATTCGCCATCGTCCGCGATAACTGCTCGACGGAATATAAGGGCGTTTCGCCGCAGGATGACTTGATGGAGCGGCTTCTTCGTTCAAGGAGGGGATGAGATGAGTGGAAAGGTCAAAAAGTTCTATTTGCCAGGTCAGCAGTTTGGATGGCTGACTGTATTGGGCGAAGGGAATAGGTCATCCTCCGGAGGACGGCGAATTAGCGTCCAATGCCGATGCGGCAGGATATACGACACATCCCCGGAGACGTTTAAGCGAAAGGAATGTAAATGTCATTGGTGTGCAAATAAAATCAAGGCTCAATTACGCACATTGGATTTAGTCGGGAAAACTTACGGAAACTATGAGGTTCTCGAAAAAAGCGGACAGGATGACAAGGGGCATTTTCAATATCGGTGCAGATGTAAGCGATGCGGCAGCATCTCCCTCCGCACACAATACGAGATCACGCATTATTCAAATTCCGGTAAATGCAGTCAATGCAAGCCGGAGTTTCATTTTGTAGTCAAAGACGGCACGGCTGTTGGAACATTGCCGAGCGGCGATCAGTTTCTCATTGATGCCGAAGATGTGGATATTGTGTCGAGATATTGGTGGTATAAAAAAGCGGACAGTAATTATGTTATTGCGGATATTAAGGCGCATGGAAAACTGATCAGGCGGCTTCGACTGCATCGTCTGCTCTTAGGAGTTGAGGATGATATTTTCGTTGTAGACCACATAAACCGCAATCCACTGGATTGCCGCAAGAGCAATCTGCGCGTAGCGACGCAGCACCAGAATTGTATCAACAAGGGAATCCGCTCGTCTAATACGCTTGGTTACATCGGTGTGAAAAAGCGCAAACATGGCATGTACGAAGCCAGTATTACCCTTAACGGGCAGCAAATAATTCTCGGAAAATCACATGACGCAATTACCTGCGCTCAAATGTACAATGTCGGAGCGCAGTGCTTGTTCAGGCAGTTTGCCGGACAGCTGAATTGCGTTCCTGAACCTTCTTTATGGACAGAATTTCAAGTCTGGAAAAGATGTCGCCCTTATACCAATTTATCAAATCAGATAACGAATGCTGTGATTTGTTCATAGGTGATGGCGCAGCTCAAAACATACAGATGGCGACGTAGGTCGCTTTTTTTATTGCAGGAGGTGTATATCTTGGGAAAAATGACATCCGAGATGCAGCTTGTCCCCATCGGAAAGCTCATCCCTTATGTGAATAACGCCCGCACCCACTCGAAGGAGCAAATCACCAAGCTGCGCTCGTCTTTGCGTGAGTTCGGCTTTGTGAATCCTGTCATCATTGACAGGGAGTTCAACGTCATAGCGGGACATGGCAGAATCCTCGCCGCGAAGGAGGAGAATATCGAGCAAGTGCCGTGCGTATTCGTGGATTACCTCACGGAAGCGCAGAAGAAAGCGTACATACTCGCAGATAACCGTTTCGCCCTCGATGCGGGATGGGACGAAGATATGCTGCGCGTCGAGATGGAAGCCCTGCAAGGCATGGACTTTGACATCTCGCTCACGGGCTTTGACGAATCCGAAATTGCTGATCTGCTCTCACTGGATGATGGTGAAGCGCAGGAAGATGACTTTGATGTGGAGGCAGAACTGGAAAAGCCGTGTGTCGCCCAGTCAGGCGATGTCTGGCATCTTGGCAAGCACCGTGTCATCTGCGGAGATTCCACTCTACCGGAGACATACGAGCGTTTGCTTGGCGGCGAGAAGGTCAATCTTGTCTGCACGGACCCGCCGTATTTTGTGGCACTGGAAAGCACGTCGGGGAAAATCAAGAATGACGATCTGAATGACAAGGATGCCTACGAGTTACTTAAATCCGCCTTTACCGCCTTCCACTCGGCAATGGCGACGGACGCTTCCATCTATGTATTCTACGCAACAGCAAAAGCCCGCATCTTTCATGACGCCTATGAAGATGCGGGCTTTAAAGTTGGCGCAGGTCTAGTGTGGAAGAAAGACCGTCTCGTCCTCACACGCACAGATTGGAAGTACATCCACGAGCCGATCATCTGGGGATGGCGTAAGGATGGGCGGCACAGATGGTACGGCGACCAGAAGCAGACCACGGTCTTTGCATTTGACCGTATCAAGGACTCGAAGAAAGACGGCTGCGGTCATCCGTCCTCAAAGCCCGTGCCGCTTCTGGCGTATCTCATCAAGCAGTGTACGCAGACGAACGGCATCGTACTCGATGGCTTCCTCGGTTCGGCTTCGACGCTGATTGCCTGTGAGCAGCTGGGACGTATCTGTTATGGTGTGGAACTTGAGCCGAAATTCGTGGATGTGGCGGTCGAGCGGTACATCCAGAGCAGAGATGGGAATGCCGAAGATGTGTTTTTGGAACGTGACGGTGGGCGCATTCCGTATGCGGATGTGCCGAAGGAGGAATCTTGATGCGTGTGTTTTTGAATCCAGGTCATGCGCCGGACGGAAATCCCGACCCCGGCGCGTGCGGGTACGGACTGCGGGAATGCGACGTTGCAAAGAATGCCGCTGACCTTGTGGCGGGCTATCTTATCGCCGCAGGTGTAGAAGTCGTGGGATGTTTGCAATCCGACAGTTTACATGAAGTCGTTACGGCTTCCAACAACAGCGGTGCGGACGTATTCATCTCCATCCACTGCAACGCCTGTAACGGCAGTGCGAACGGAACGGAGGTCTGGCACTTCTACGGAAGCGGCGCAGGGGAGAAGCTGGCACAGTGCATCCAGAACCAGATTGTGGATGCACTCGGAACTGTGGATCGCGGCGTGAAGGGGGCAAAGCCCGGTGTCAACGGTTTGTACGTTCTGAGCAACACCGATGCGGTCGCCGTTCTCGTGGAACTTGCGTTTATCGACCATGCGGGCGATGCGCAGCTTCTTGGGACGCAGCAGGATGAATTTGCCCGCGCCATTGCGCGTGGCGTAACAGACTATGAAGGAGAGAGCTGAAGATGAAACTGGAACACATTCAAAATGAGCTAAAGAACCATGTGGGAGATTTCGTGCGGACGGAGGCGAAGGAAGCAACTGTTCTCTGGCTGCATGAAAAGGGGCTTCCCGCCGCCCGTGAAGTATCGGCGGCGTATACGGCGGCACTTCGCGAGAGTGCCGAGAAGGAGATAGGATGGTGCAGATTCCGTGACCGCATCTTCCTACCGCTTGTCATTGACGGGGCGATCTGGATGACAGGCAAGATGCTCGAGCGTATGACTTCCCCTCATTCTGTGAAATGATGACGCTCGGCAGTTTGTTTGACGGAAGCGGGGGCTTTACACTTGGAGGGATTCTTGCGGGGATTACACCGATATGGGCATCGGAGGTCGAGCCGTTTCCGATTCGCGTCACTACGAAGCGGCTTCCCTCCGTCAAACATCTTGGAGACATTCACAATATCCGAGGGGGCGAGATCGAGCCTGTGGACATCATCACATTCGGTTCTCCCTGCACGAATCTCAGCATAGCAGGACGCAGGGACGGGCTTTACGGTGCGGAATCCGTACTGTTCTTCGAGGCAATTCGTATCGTTCGGGAAATGAGGTGTGCAACGAATGGAAGATACCCAAGATTCATCGTGTGGGAGAATGTCGCGGGCGCGTTTTCAAGTTCGGGCGGACGGGATTTCCAATCCGTCCTTACGGAGATCGTCCGCATCAAAGAACCGAAAGCACCCGAGGTGCCTTTGCCTCAAAAAGGTGGATGGGCGTATGCCGACATTCTTCTGGGAGACGGATGGAGCATTGCTTACCGGCTCATGGACGCACAGGGCTGGGGAGTTCCACAGCGTCGGCGCAGAATCTACCTTGTCGCAGATTTTGGAGGATCGAGTGCCGGACAAATACTATTTGACACCGAAAGCGTGCGCGGGGATCTTGCGCCGTGCTTCGCTGCGTGGCAAGGCACTGCCCGAGAGCTTGCGGATGGCACTCATGCGTCAAGCGGGCGGGTAAGCGCAGGTTTCTGCACCGAGCATTCCGCACAGAGCCGCAGCATCGGCTATGCGAAGGAGACACCTCCAACGCTTCGTGCGGGAAAAGTACCCGCCGTATTCGAGTCGCATGGAGCAGACGCACGGTATAGCGGTCTCCTTCCTGTTGCGCCGACAGTCTCTCGCCATTACGGTACGGGCGGCAACAATCAGCCGCTTGTATTGAAGGCCGTACAGGCATACGGCATCTCCTCGTTCCAGTCCAATGCGATGAAATCCGACAATCCGCACTCCGGCATCTACGAAGCGGAGATGTCACGAACGATTGACCGGAGCGGCGGGAATCCTGCGTGCTGTCAGGGTGGTGTTGCCGTTGTCTCCATCCAAGGTTCGATGATCGGACGGCAGGAGAAGAACGGTCCGCAGGGAAGCGGCATCGCAGAGAATGTGAGCTTTACGCTCAATACCGCTGACCGTCATGCGGTCTATGCCATGAGCACGGGTTGCCACTCTCATTTTGCAAAGGAGAAATGCCCGACGCTGATGGCACGGGATTATAAAGACCCGACGGTCGTGAATCAGCCGGTCTACGCCGTCCGCAGACTGACACCGACCGAGTGCGGACGCTTGCAGGGCTTTCCCGACGGATGGTGTGCGGAGCTTGAGACAGAAGAACCGACCGAGGAAGAGATGGCGTTCTGGTGCACGGTCTTTGAGACGCACCGAAAAATCACGGGCGGGAAAAAGCCCAAGACTGATGCTCAGATTCGCAGATGGCTGAGGAATCCGCACTCGGATGCGGCAGAGTACAAGATGTGGGGCAACAGTGTCGCGCTTCCTTGTGTGTTCTACGTCCTTACAGGAATTGCACATTTTGATAATTTTGTGTATACAAAACAATTCACTTGCTAATTCTTCCCATACGAGTGATGAATGTAATGACCAAAGTTCATAAAGGAGGAAAACACCATGAAGGTCAATTACAACATCCAAAAGGAAGAGCGCAAGGCGATGGTCGGGATCGTCAGCAAGGTGCTCGGCGAAAAGCCCGTCTACTGCGGCGCACCGAGCTTTTCCTACAAGGTCGGAGCGTTCGAGATCACGAAGGATGGCAGCCTTTGCTTCGACGATGCCCTTGACGAAGCGACCGTTGCGCGTGTGCGCACGGCACTGCGCGAGGCGGGCTTTATGTCCAAGGGCGGGGAGGACGAGGCTTCCTGTGGGGACACAGGGGCAGATGAGCCGATCCAGACGGAAGCGGCAGAGAATGAACTCGCCGCAGTAGAAACGGCGGTAGAAGAGCCTACCGAAGTGGACACGGCAGAAAGTGAGCCGGTATCAACGGAAGCTGCTCCGACCGAGGAAGCGATGGCAGAAGCCGATGAGGACAGCCTTTCCATCAGCCTTCCACGTAGCCTTTTCACCGAAACGGCACTGCAGAATCTCGACGCACTCCTTCTGAGCAAGGGGCGGCTGATTCGCCACGCCTTCGACATTCGGGAAGCGACCTACACGCTGACCGATGACCGCATCACCTTTGCGTGGCTGCATGGCACGATCACCGACGAGACGGCAAAGGCTTATGCGGAGTTCATCAGCAAACTCTGTCTGATGGCACGGATGCAGAAGCGCGTCACGGCAAAGGAGAAGATCGTGGACAATGAGAAATACGCTTTTCGCTGCTTCCTCCTGCGACTTGGAATGATCGGGAGCGCCTACAAAGAGTCGCGCAAGATTCTCCTGCAGAACCTCATCGGCAGCAGCGCGTTCAAGAGCGGACATCGGAAAGGAGATGAGCGTAATGAGGTTTCCGAGTAGAGAGCAGATCGCCGCACTGCGGCAACGGTATCCGCACGGGACGAGAGTGGAACTCCTCGGAATGGACGATCCGCAAGCCCCGCCGATGGGAACACGGGGCGAGGTCATGGGCGTTGACGATGCGGGACAGCTTCTCGTCCGATGGGAAACAGGATCGTCACTCAGCCTGATTCCCGGCGTGGACTCCTTCCGCATCGCAGAGAAAGGCAGTCAGTCATGAACGAGACGGTTTTCTCGCAGATCATGGACATCCGCAACTCCGGGCGGGTGAATATGTTCGACGTCCCCAGTGTTCAGCGGATGGCGTTCGAGATGGGGTTCTACGAACTGGTCTGCTTCATCGAGGAAGACCGTGCGACGTATGTACGATTTATCCTCACGGGTGAAAAATAGCCTACGATTCTAGGGATTTAGCACAGCCTTTCGGGACTGTGTTTCTCTCGAAAAATAAGTGTAGTTTATTCAAAATACGACTTGCTATATTCTGCGTTTAGAGCAAATATGTACATGGCCGTATGTACATGGCCGAAGGAAATAACCTACACACAGAAAGCGAGGAACACAAAATGAGGAACGCAGAAGCAAGATGGCCGAAGACCACCACGATGGAGCACCTCGATGAGATGCGGTTCGGAACGAGCGGCGCGATCCTTCGCTACGGCGAGCAGATCCTTGTCGTCGGGATGGAATGTTGGGGCTTCCACGCAGCCGTCTACGAGATGGTCGAAACGCCGGAGGAGACGGGCTTTGCGGACATTGAATGCCGCCTGAACCTCGTCGAAGCCGCCACGGAGCTTTTTGAGGACGGCGGGCACGCGATGGCTTGGTGCATGAAACGCATCTAAGCCGATCCAAATAAAAACAGCCCTTCGGGGCTGCTTCTCGTTTCTGTGTTTTTGAGTCGCTGACAGCGGCTCTTTTTTGATGGGGGTGATTGCTTGCGGAAACTGACGGACTACACGCCAACGAAGTTCATGGCAGAGGAATCGCACTATGACAAAGCGGCTGCGGACTATGCTGTGGGCTTTATCGAGTGCCTGTGCCATACGAAGGGGACGTGGGCAGGAAAGCCCTTCGAACTCATCGACTGGCAGGAGCGCATTATCCGAGACATTTTCGGAATTTTGAAGCCGAGCGGGTATCGCCAGTTCAACACGGCGTATGTTGAGATTCCCAAGAAACAGGGAAAACAGTTGGCACTCGATACGAAAATCCCGACACCGAACGGATTCACTACAATGGGTGATATTCGTGTGGGAGATACCGTTTTTGATGAAAACGGACAGCCCTGTCGTGTTGTCGCCAAAAGCGATGTGGATGACACCGAGCAAGCCTATCGGCTGACCTTCCGCGACGGATCGTCCATCGTGGCAGGGGAGCGGCATCTCTGGAATGTGGATTACATCATCGGTGAGCCGCGCTCCGTACTTTGGACAACGGGCGAAATCTACCGTCGGACGATGGAATATCGCGAGCGATATAGGGGGAATGCAAAAGATGTGCATCGCTCTGTTATCCGTATCCCTGCGGCAAAGACGCTGCAGATCGAGAAAAGAAACCTGCCCGTCACTCGCTCCTGTTTTCATTATCTGGCAGACATTGTGCCGCTCTCAGAGAGAGTCCCCATGCAGTGCATTCAAGTGGACAGCAGAAGCCATTGTTATCTGGTAGGGGAATCCTTCGTTCCAACGCACAACAGCGAACTTGCCGCCGCCGTTGCACTTCTTCTTTGCTGCGGCGATGGGGAGGAACGTGCCGAAGTGTACGGCTGTGCCGCTGATCGTCAGCAGGCGAGCATCGTCTTTGAGGTCGCAGCAGATATGGTGCGGATGTGTCCCGCACTCAGCAAGCGAGTGAAGATCCTCGCATCCCAGAAGCGGATGGTGTATCTGCCGACAAACAGCTTCTATCAGGTACTTTCGGCAGAGGCGTATTCGAAGCACGGCTTCAATATTCACGGCGTGGTATTTGATGAGCTGCACACGCAGCCGAACCGCAAGCTCTTTGACGTTATGACGAAAGGCTCCGGCGATGCGCGAATGCAGCCGCTTTACTTCCTTATCACCACGGCAGGAACGGATATGCAGTCCATCTGCTACGAGACACATCAGAAAGCAGTGGATATTCTGGAAGGGCGAAAGATTGATTCGACCTTCTATCCCGTGATCTACGGAGCGAAGGAAGATGAGGACTGGACAGACCCGGAGGTTTGGAAACGGTCGAATCCGTCGCTTGGTATCACAGTCGGCATCGACAAGGTACAGGCGGCTTGCGACTCTGCACGGCAGAATCCAGCCGAGGAGAACAGCTTCCGTCAGCTTCGACTGAACCAATGGGTGAAGCAGTCCGTGCGGTGGATGCCGATGGACAAGTGGGATAGCTGTGACGCCCATGTTGACGCTGAGTCCTTAGAGGGCTGTGTCTGCTACGGCGGTCTTGACCTTTCCTCTACGATGGACATTACGGCGTTTGTCCTCGTGTTCCCTCCGACGGAGGAGGATGAGCCGTTTGCCGTGCTTCCGTATTTCTGGATTCCCGAGGAGAACATCGACCTTCGTGTGCGGCGTGACCATGTGCCGTATGACGTGTGGGAGAGACAGGGCTACGTACAAACGACAGAGGGGAATGTCGTGCATTACGGATTCATCGAGGCGTTCATTGAGAAACTTGGCGAGAAGTACAACATTCGCGAGATTGCCTTCGACCGATGGGGTGCAGTGCAGATGGTGCAGAACCTCGAGGGGATGGGCTTCACCGTTGTTCCATTCGGTCAGGGCTTCAAGGATATGAGTCCGCCGACCAAGGAGCTGATGAAGCTGACCTTGGAAAAGAAAATAGCGCACGGCGGACATCCCGTCATGCGCTGGATGGCAGACAACATCTTCATTCGCACCGATCCTGCGGGGAACATCAAGGCGGACAAGGAAAAATCCACCGAGAAGATTGACGGCGTGATTGCGCTGATTATGGCACTGGATCGTGCAATCCGCTGTGAGAATGATACGTCGGAATCGGTGTACGAAAATCGCGGCGTGTGGGTGTTTTAGATGATTGTATACGCACATATGGCCTTGCTATTTCTGTGATAGTACGGGAATATACACATACCGAAAGGGAAAACCGAAGAGCCAAGAAACGGAGGAAAAGAAAATGAACAAGCAGGAAATCGCCAAGATCATCGAGAGCAAGGCTGCCGAGTACGGACTCAAGCTGCAGGAAAACACGATGGGCTGGGCAAACGAGAGCAACCACGACAGCTACATCCGCATCGAGGTTCGCAAAGAGAGGGATTATGACAAGACGGATTGGGAAGCCCGCAAGGTTTTCTGGGACATCAAAGCCAATGCCGGCATTTGCCAGATGGGCGGAAATCCAACGCCGGAGGAACTTTTGAAAGCCGCCGACGAGATTGCGCGGGGGGCAAGATTCACAGCCGCAATCAACAGCATGGAGCTTTCCTGCATCGAAAACTTCTAAACCGAAATGAGGGAGCGCCGCTCGGAAGGGCGGCGCTTCTGCTATCATCTTTTGAAATGGAGGTTTCCATGAACCTATTCAGCAAACTCTTTCGTTCGCGGGACAAGCCTACGAATCACCTTGGCGGCTTGTCCTTTTTGTTTGGTCAGACGGCGGCGGGCAAGCCGGTCAATGAGCGTACTGCAATGCAGACAACGGCAGTCTACGCCTGTGTGCGTATTCTCGCCGAATCCATCGCGGGACTGCCGCTTCACGTCTACATCTACAAAGGACAGGGCAAGGAGCGCGTGCCGGAGCATCCGTTGTACTTCCTGCTCCATGATGCGCCGAATCCCGAGATGACCTCCTTTATATTTCGCGAAACAATGATGAGTCACCTTCTTCTGTGGGGGAATGCTTACGCACAAATTTTGCGGGATGGCAGGGGGCGTGTTCTCGGACTTTATCCTCTGCTCCCAGACAAGATGGAGGTCAGCCGTGACAGTCGGACAGGTGAACTCTACTACACCTACACCAGAAGCACGGAGGAGAATCCGAATTTTGCGGACAAGGGGCAGATTCGGCTACGGCGTGAGGATGTGCTGCATATTCCGGGACTTGGATTTGACGGCTTGGTCGGCTATTCTCCCATTGCTATGGCAAAGAATGCCATCGGGATTGCACTTGCGACCGAGGAATACGGTGCGGCATTCTTCAAGAACGGAGCGCGTCCGGGTGGCGTACTCGAACATCCGGGTGTCCTCAAAGACCCGTCGAAGCTCCGTGAGAGTTGGCACGCCGTTTACGGCGGCACGATGAACACGGGCAGGATTGCTGTTCTTGAGGAAGGTGTAAAGTATCAGCAGATTGCCATTCCACCCGAGGAGGCGCAGTTCCTAGAGACGAGGAAGTTCCAGATCGACGAGATTGCGCGGCTCTACCGTGTACCGCCGCATATGGTAGGAGACTTGGAGAAATCCTCGTTTTCGAACATCGAGCAGCAGTCCCTCGAGTTCGTCAAGTACACGCTGAACCCGTGGGTCGTGCGGTGGGAGCAGTCGCTGCAGAAAGCAATGCTGACGGACAAGGAGCGGAAGGATTACTTCATCCGCTTCAACGTGGACGGGCTTCTGCGTGGGGACTACAAGAGCCGCATGGAGGGCTATGCCATCGGGCGGCAGAACGGATGGCTCTCGGCAAACGACATCCGCTGCCTTGAGGACATGAATCCGATTGAATCTACCGAGGGCGGTGATTTGTACCTTATCAATGGGAATATGACGAAGCTAAAGGATGCGGGGCTGTTTGCCGGAAGGCAGAATGGAGTGAGTGATGAAACGTAAATTTTGGAACTGGGTACGGAACGAAGGAGAGAAGCATGTCTTGGTTCTTGACGGTGAAATCTCAGACGAGACATGGTGGGGCGATGAGGTCACACCTGCAATCTTTCGCTCTGAACTGAATGCCGCTGAGGGAGATATTGACCTCTGGATCAACTCACCGGGTGGAGATTGTTATGCGGCGGCACAGATCTACAATATGCTCATGGAGTATAAGGGGAACGTCGCCGTCAAGATTGACGGGATTGCAGCCTCTGCTGCATCTGTTGTCGCGATGGCAGGATCGACGGTTGAGATGTCGCCCGTGGCCACCATTATGATTCACAATCCGATGACCGTCTCCATCGGAGACACGCACGAGATGGAGCGGACAATTACGTTCCTCTCTGAAATCAAGGAGAGCATCATCAACGCCTATGAACTCAAGACGGGGCTGTCCCGTGCGAAGATTTCACGCTTGATGGATGCCGAGACATGGATGAATGCAAAGAAAGCCGTGGAGCTTGGATTTGCGGATTCTGTTCTCTATGAGAATAGGGAACATCTTACAGGCGAGGTGGCAGACGGGCTGATCTTCTCCCGCGCCGCCGTCACAAACTCCCTGCTCTCGAAATTCGGGCAGGGAACACCATCAAACAATGTCGATGCAGAGCCGTTTAAGAAGCGGCTCTTTTCTATTTCACACTAACGGAGGGAAAAAGATCATGGATAAGATCATGGCAATGCGCGAGAAGCGTGCAGAAATGTGGGAACAGGCAAAGCAGTTTCTGGATTCTCACGAAAAGGACGGGCATCTCACAGCCGAAGATGCCAAAGCGTACGAGCAGATGGAGAATGAGGTGCTTGCACTCGGCAAGGATATCGAGCGCATGGAGCGTCAGGCGATTCTCGATGCGCAGCTGGCAAAGCCGACCGCAGCAGCAATCACCAATATTCCAGGTGCATCTCTCAATGCAGAAAAGACGGGTCGCGCGAGTGAAGCGTACCGTGCCGCAATGTTGAAGGCGCTCCGTACGAACTTCCGTCAGGTGGAGAACGTCCTGCAGGAAGGCGTGGATGCAAACGGCGGCTATCTCGTTCCCGAGGAATACGATCAGCGTCTCATTGACGTACTCAGCGAAGAGAACGTCCTGCGTCCGCTTGCGACGGTGATTACCACGAGTGGCGAGCACAAGATCAACATCGCAGCCACAAAACCCGCCGCATCGTGGATTGAGGAAGGTACGCCTCTGACCTTTGGTGAGGCGACCTTCGACCAGATCGTCCTCGACGCGCACAAGCTGCACGTCGCGGTCAAGGTGACTGAGGAACTTCTCTACGACAACGCCTTCAAGCTTGAAAACTACCTCATTGAGCAGTTCGGCAAGGCACTCGGCAACGCAGAGGAGGACGCGTTCCTCAACGGTGACGGGACGCACAAACCGAAGGGACTTCTCATCTCGGCAAAGACATCCGTCACCACGGCGGCGGCAGACATCAAGGCAGATGAACTTGTGACACTCGTCTACAGCCTCAAGCGTCCCTACCGCAAGAATGCGGCGTTCATCGTCAACGACCAGACGCTTGCAAGCATTCGCAAACTCAAGGATGCCAACGGCGCATATTTCTGGCAGCCGTCGTATCAGATGGGCGAGCCTGACCGTCTGCTCGGCTATCCCGTCTACTCTTCGGCATATATGCCTGCTGTCGAGGCAGGCAAGACCGTCATCGCGTTCGGCGATTACTCTTACTACAACATCGGGGATCGCGGCACCCGCGCCCTGCAGGAACTCAAGGAGCTGTTCGCTGGCAACGGCATGGTCGGCTACGTCATGAAGGAGCGCGTGGACGGCAAACTCGTTCTTGAAGAGGCTGTGCAGACACTCAAGATGAAGGGCTGATGTATGGAATCGCTGATAAATTCAGCACCTATTTGACGGACTTCAGTTTTTTTGGCAAAGAAGGGAGGTGGTTTTATGCTTGTGCCGCTTGCAGCAGTGAGGCAGTATCTGCGGATTGACGGCGATGAGGAGGATGATCTCCTCACACACTTTACGGAGACAGCAGAACAGATTTGTACTGCTCTTTTACGGGTAAAGGACATATCGGAGGTCGAAGACCAAGCAATCGTGCGTGTCGCGGTGCTCTACGCCGTGTCCTATCTCTATGAACATCGGGAGGAAGCGGATCACAGAGGGCTTGCGCTGACACTGAGGTCGCTTCTCTTCGGTGTGCGGAAGGAGGGCTTTTAGATGGACGTGTCCATGAGCGAACTGCGCCATCGCATTTCTATCCTGCGCCCTGTGACGGAAACTGACGATGAGGGGAATATCCTCTCATCGTCAGTGCAGGAGATTTCAAAGGCGTGGGCACTTGTTCTACCCTTTGCCGCAAAAATCTCCGACGGCTATGCCGAAAAGGTGCAGGAGGTGGATTACCGTATTGTCATCCGTTACCGCATGGATGTGCAAGTGACGGATCGTATCCGTTGGGGTGACAAAACACTCACGCCGATTGCGCCTCCGTATCCCCTCGGAGGAAAGAAACGGTGGCTCGTTCTGGAATGCAGGGAGTTGGTGGAAGATGGCTAGATACCGAGGTTTCGTTTCTGCTGAGAAGATCCTCGCGGAACTCGGCGCGGAGGCGACGGCTGCGGCAAAGGAAGCTCTCGCATATGGCGCGGACGATGTGGTCGCTGAGGCAAAGAACCGTTGTCCCGTCTATACGGGAACAGATAAGCGCGTGGTGAAAGGCGCACTGCGGGATTCCATCCACAAGCGGCTGCGCCGGAAGGACGGCTCTGTTTGGCGCATTGCGGCAGATGCAGAGTCTAAGGACGGTGTATTCTACGGCGTGCTTGTTGAGTTCAGCCCACGTATCAATCGTCCGTTTCTCTATCCCGCACTCGACGCCAAGAAGGACGGCATCCGTTCTGCCATCGTCGATGCCGTGCGTACGGCAATACGGAGGAGGGGGAAATGAGTGTTGCCAAGATGGTGTATCAGGCACTTGTGCGTTCAAAGGAGCTGACGCAGCTTCTCGCACATGGGAAGAAGAGCATCTACCACGGGCGCAGCCCTGACGCGGGAACATATCCGATACTCGTTTATTCGGTGATCTCGGATGTTCCTGCACTCTCAGTCGATGGCACGGAACTGGAACGGCGTGTGACAGTGCGTATCCACATTCTGACGAAGGACGGACGTTTTCGGGAGATTCATCACGCCGTGCAGAACGCGCTTCTGCCGCTCGGTTTTGTTCGTGCGCAGACGCAGGAATTGACAGAGAAAGATATATTCGTTGAAATTACAGATTACAGAACAGCAGTGGAGGGAGAATAAAATGCCAAGTCCAACACCAACAGCAAAGCCCGCAGGGAATCTTACGAGCGGGCAGTTCATCAACATCCAGAAGTTACATATCGCCAAGATGCTCACCGACGTGGAA